TTACAGGATGCACAAGAGGTGCTAACAGTACAACAGCAGCTTCTATAGCAAGTGGTGTACAAGTAGCACAGTTCACTGGAGGAGGAGTGCCTTCTCATATAGTAAGAACACTGGATAATAACTTTATTTTGTACCCGTTTCCTAACAGAGCATACACACTAAAGTTTGATTACTTTACCTTTCCATCTGACCTATCAGCACATGACGACACCACAACAATACCCGACAGGTTCGCTCCAGTGATAATAGATGGGGCTACCTCATATGCATATCAATATAGAGGAGAGATTGAACAGTATCAATTAAACTTCGCAAGATTTGAACAAGGTATAAAAAATATACAAACACTGTTAGTTAATAAATATGAATATGTAAGGTCAACAGTGATATTAAGACCAACAAGTATGGCAGGATACTTTAGCACTGAAACAACAACATAATGGCAGATTTATCAAGAGCACAACCTATAGCTTTCAACTGCGAAGGCGGATTAGTTTTAAATCGTTCCACGTTTATGATGCAACCAGGAGAAGCATTAGAACTACAAAACTTTGAGCCCGATATAGGTGGTGGATATAGAAGAATAAATGGTTTTAGTAAATACGTATCTGCAATAGTTCCTCAGACTTCTTCTGCTTCTGAAAAAGTTTTAATGGTTGCAACATTTGGAGGTAAGGTTGTAGCGGCACGAGGGACAAACATATTTACAGCAGATGCAGGGGGTTCATCGTGGACTACAGTAGATAGTGGCAGAACAAGTGCAGG